ATAGCTGGTTGGTACAAAGCATTTCCAGATGCTTATGTAACAATAGGTAATCATGACGCTATTATAATGCGTAAAGCTCAGTCAAGTTCTATTCCAGCTAATTGGATTAAGAATTATAATGAAGTTCTTAATACTCCTAACTGGAAGTGGGTTACTGATATCATTATAGATGATGTTAGGTATGTTCATGGTCATAAGTCATCAAAAGCTCGTACAGCTGCTAAGAGAGATATGCAGAGTACTGTTACTGGACATTTTCATACTGATATGTATGTTGACTGGATGTTTGGCTCTAACAAAGCAGTGTTTGCTATGGGTGTAGGATGTGGTATAGATAGTAAGAGTTATGCTATGGCTTATATGCAAGGAGGGAAGAAAGAGGCTTTAGGGTGTGGTGTTGTACTTGATAATGGTAAAACTCCAATCACTGTTAAGATGGATCTTTCTTAATATATCAAATATTATTTTAAATAAAAGTCTCATATATTAGTTTATGTGAGATTTTTATTGTATATTGCGCTCATGGAACGATTAGTATTATTTATAATATCAGTAGTAATATCATTTTTAACATTAGTAGCATTACAAACTTTATGAGTCAAATAACTGAAAGAGTAAAAGCACACACTGATTTCCTAGAGGCTTTAGGTATAATCCAAAAATGGCAAGAGAAATGTCCAAGAGAAAACAAAGAGCTAACTAGATTAGCTGAATTGATCTTATCTATGTTAGGAAGGCATCAAGATTTGATGTTAGAAGTAAGTGACGCTAATTTAGCGAACACATTGATAAGAAACGAAAAGAATAAAATCATACAAGAGTTACAAGGGCTGTAACCACTAACGTAAACCCAATTCGTCACTGGTTATACGCTGGAGCAGTCCTTGAAAGTTATTATTAATCAATTAAATTTAAACACTATGCCACAATTAGAAGAAAAAAGTTGCTGTTATGTACATGAAACACATTCAATAGGATGCTCAGATGGTGAGTTATACCTTAGTCATGAAGGGGGAACAATAGTATTCAATGTTACTACATTGTTTGCCGATCTACCAACAATAGTTAAGATGGTAGTTGAAGAGCAAAAGAAAGAGCAAGAAAGAACGTTAAACAGCTTAAAAGAAGAGACAAATGAAATTATTTAGATTAATTTTGATTATTGCAATATCAATAAACATTACAGGTTGTTATGATGATTGTGATGAAACGGTTTATGTAGAAAATCCAGATGGAACTACTTCAATAGAATGTGTAATTTATAATAATTAATATATGAACAGTTTAGATAAATATAGTGAAAAGGAGTGGAATAAATACATTAGCCATAACTCTGGGGTGAGTATAAAAGATATGGAAGAAGTATTATATGACAAAAGTCATCAAGATTGTGAAGATGATGAAGCTTGTAGTTTTGGTACTTGCAGTAAGTGTAATCAAGATATTGATGCTGTCGAAAATAAAATTTACGAGGCTCAGAAGCGTAAAGATACACCAGTATTTAGTGGAGTATTAAAATACTTTCCTAATGCAATTAAAGAAGTCTCTAAGTGTTCTAAGGCTGGTAATGATCAGCACCACCCAGACAAACCATTACATTGGGATATGAGTAAGAGTAAAGATGAGTACGATGCTTTAGCAAGGCACTTAATAGATCATACTATAGAACCAGTAGATGAAGATGGTATATTGCACTTAACTAAGGTTGCTTGGAGAGCTTTAGCTGGATTAGAACGTCACTTAACAAACAATCACTAATGAAGGTTAGTAAAAGACGATTAGACCAGTGTAAAAAAGATGGTGATTATTTTGAAAGATTATTTAAGACCAGAGTTCAATCTCTTGGGTTGACTTTTAAAGAGTCAAGCCAACAAGACGATTGGTATAGGCATATTGATTGCTATGTTGATGGTTATGGTGTTGATGTTAAAGGTAACAGACATTTAGAAACTATATGGCTAGAGATAACAAATGTAAATGGAAATAAAGGTTGGCTTAGGGGAGAAGCTTACTATGTTGCTATGCATATAGCAGAGTTAGATAAGTTTAGTGTGTATTTAAGGGAGGATTTGCTTAACCACATAAAAAACAATACTACTGAATATACTGATGACAAGAGAGATTATAACAAGTTCTATACTAGAAGTAAGTGGGGTAAAAAGGATATTTTAGTCAAGTATAGCTACGAAGATATTAAATACTTAGAAGTTAAAAAGATATGATAGGAATATTTGACATAGATAGCTTAGTTTATGAAGCGTGTTACTCAGCTAATGATCTTGAAGAGGCTGAGGAATCGTTTTGGGGACGTTACAACGACGTTCAGTTCCATATGGATAAAAGGTATGGTAAAAGTATGATAATACCTGTAGGCTTCTGTATAAACAACTACAGGAAGAAGTTGGACTTGAGTTATAAAGCTCAAAGGACATCACCTAAGCCAGAGTTCTTTGAAGAGTTAATAGAACACATCAAAGATAACTTAAACGTTCAGATAAGGTCTGGAATAGAGACAGATGATCTTGTAGCTAAGTTTTTAGATTACTATGGTAAAGATAAATGTGTAATAATCAGTATTGATAAAGATTATAGGCAGTTTGAATGTACTATATTTAATTATAGGAATAGAGAGTTTATAAAGATCAGTAAGGATGAGGCTTTATATAATTTATATGAGCAAATGGTAGTTGGAGACAGAGCTGACAATATTTTAGTTTGTAAAGGGTATGGGTCCAAGTGGTGTGAGAAGAATTTAACTGGCAAGAATGAGTTTGCTATGCTAAGGACTGTATTCACTTTATATAAAAAGCTTTATAAAGGTAAAGCAAGGGAAAAGATAATCAAAACGTTTATGTTACTTAAATTAAATATATTTTAGTATGCAGTTTGAAAGAGGAGAGACAACTGAAGAGATTATAAATAATGCTTATGCTCTTTTTTATTTTAATTTAATGACTGGAGATTTTTCTATGGATTATTGCAAGAAGGAACTTAAAAGACAAGAGGATTTAGAAGAGTATGAGATTTGTGAAGGAATAAGAAAAGCAATGCATTTTAAAAAAAATGGTAATATAGACTATTAATCGAATTATTTGTTGTATATTGCGAATCAATTAATTATTAAACATAAAAACATGGGAATGACAAAAAAACAATACAGCAGAGAAGATTTATTAACTATTTACAGCTTTGTAAATTCAGCTTTAGATATAGATATAGCTGACAAAACAAGGAAGGCTCCTTATGTTCTTGGAAGGACATTATATTACATGATAGCATTAAAAACCACTAATGCTCCATACGAAAGCATATCTTACATTGTTGATAGAGATCATAGTACAGTTAGTCACGCTAGAAAGAATCTTTTTGATCAATTAAAGATGTATAAAGATGTATACAGATTTTATCAAATATATACAGATGAGTATATTAAAGAGTCTATAGATGATCAAGGTAAGTTGTCTAATTTCATTGTAGCTAAAGAAGAGTTGGATAGGTTGTCTATAATAGAAAAGAAGTATGAAGCTTTAAGTGCCATTTCTTTAGGTATGACTAGATTAACGATCAATGAAAGAGCTTACAGAGATCTTTCAGCTGAAGATCGTTTAGATTATGATTATAGAGCGTCTAATGTGTTAAAGTCTTTTGAATGGAAGAGGAAAGAATTAAATAGAAAAGAAGTGTTTGAAACTATTAATTGTAGTGCTTAATGGCAAAGTATAAGGATGAATTTTTGTATTCTGATCCTAATACAATTAGAGATATGGTTTATTGTTGGAATCGTGGTTTTTATTATTATCCAGTAATAATACCTATTTACAAGTTTGAACGTCTTAAAAACGCACCCAAAGTTTCTAAAGTTAAGATTGAATGGAGGGCTGGCAGAGATAGTGGGCAAGGTAAAATTATTTATGATCAGAACCAAGAACTATATGATGTTATTTATAGGTTGTATATTCATAAAGCTGAACAACTAAGAGGTAAATAGGTTTAATAGTATGGACAATAATAACAACAAGCGTAAAAACGATGGTCGTAAAGGTAATAAGAGGCAAGATCGTGTTAAGATTATCAAGAATAATACTGGCACTGTTCCTATGGTCAACAAGGCTAAAAAGAACAGAGCTAAGGCACTATCTAAAAAAGCAATTAATAATATATTCAGTAGCGAAGATGGTGTCTGGGAGTCACTCGCAACAATGGCAGCAGAAGGAAATATGAAAGCTATGGAAATGCTCTTAACTTATCAATACGGTAAAGCTGGTGAAGCTAAAGAGCAAAGAGCTGTAGCCAATAAAGCACCTATAATTCAGTTTAACGTGCAGAATCCAGAGAAAACAGAAAAGATAATAGATATAACAGAAGAAGAATGAGTAACATAACTTTAAACCCTAAATATGTACCCTTATTTCAAGGTGATACTAGATATTATATTATTACTGGAGGAAGGGGTTCTGGGAAGTCTTATGGAGTAACACTATTCCTTAATAACTTAACGTATGAGAGGGACCACAAGGTCCTTTTTACTCGTTATACAATGTCATCAGCTCATTCATCTATTATACCAGAGTTTGTTGAGAAGATTGACGTAATGGGTGCGCAAGATGATTTTAGGGTTACTAGGGATGAAATAATTAACCAAACAACTGAGAGTGGTATAATGTTTAAAGGTATTAAGACTGCATCTGGTAATCAAACTGCTGCACTAAAAAGTTTAGCTGGTGTAAGTACGTTTGTAGTTGATGAAGCTGAGGAGTTAGTAGATGAAGATGTATTTGATAAGATAGATTTATCCGTTAGAACGCAAAAAGTTCAGAACAGAGTGATCTTAATACTTAATCCAACAACTAAAGAACATTGGATATATAAAAGGTTCTTTGAATCAAGAGGCATAGAGGGCGGTTTTAACGGTGTTTATGGCGATACTACTTATATACATACAGACTACAAAGATAACAAAGAGAACCTACCTCAATCTTTCTTACAGAGCATATATGAGATGAAGCTTAAACGACCAGATAAGTATGAGCATCAAATATTAGGCGGTTGGTTAGAAAAAATGTCTGGTACTGTATATACAAATTGGGGTAAGGGTAATTATGTAGAGCTAAATAAAACCTGTTTTGGTCAAGATTTTGGTTGGTCAGAGGATTTAACTACATTGGTAAAAGTAAGCGTAGATGACTTCAAAAAGGAAATCTACGTTAAGGAAATGTTTGGTAAAGCTGGTATGCAGACCTCAGCTATTGCTCGCAAGAATCGTATGCACGCTGGATCTGGACTAATTGTGGCTGATAATCATGAGCCTCGTTTAATAAAAGAGCTTAAAGAAAGTGGCTGTAATATCGTAGGAGCGAAGCAGCCTAGAGGATCGATCCTTTCGGGGATCGCCCTCTTACAAGATTATAGAATATTAGTTGACCCACAGTCTCATGGGATCATAAGAGAACTTAATCATTACACATGGAAACAAAAAGGATCAGTACCTATAGATAAGTATAACCACTTCTTAGATGCTTTAAGGTATGCTGCAATGTTCTTAGTTCAAAATAGAAATAAAGGCACTTACACAATTCGTTAGATCTTTAATAGAGAGGGGGGTAAGACGTTTAACAAGAGGGGGGTCTTTAATAGAGAGGGGGGTATGACATATTACTTTCGATTTGCAACCAATTTACATATTGCTTGCAATTTGCAACTAATAATAAATATGTTAAATTTATGTTAAAAGCTTGCATATTAAAATTTAATTATATTCAAAATAATTTGCATATGTCAAATATATTTTGTAGGGCTTTGCCGATTGCAAACATAAAAAAATAAAAATAAAATAGGTGTAAAATAATTATAGGATATTAATTACTTTTCGTTACGTGTATCACTTTTTTTTGATATACAAAAGTTTTTAACAAAACTTTAACATTTCATTCTAGGGCACCATCACAAATTACGGAAAAAAATATGACATAAAAAAATCTTTTATGTTAAATTGTGTTAAATTAATCAAAATAAATCCATGTGTCTTAATTCGCATTTTAAAGGTGTTTTAAGGGCTTCAATTTACCTCTTGCATATGGTAACATTACTTTTTTGAGTACGTTCATTACCGTGAAATTCGCCTTTTTTCTTGTTTTAAATTAGGTTTATTCAATTTAATTTTGTAGTGAGCAAATCTAAATTATATATAATTCGTTTACTTTTCTTTTGCAAGTAATATAAGCTAAAATTACTTTTATACAACAATTTTTTAAACTGACCACCAATTTTGAACTTTTTTTTCTGTTAAAGTTTTAGGTATTTCAACCCGTTTTTGTGTATTTAATCGATAAAATAATTTATCAAATGTTAAAAATGTTAAAGTTTTGTGCATTTAATCTAAATATGGTTTTTGTATGTATTAAAAATATATATTTATACCATAGTTATGAGTTTTTAACTAACGTTCTTTAAAGTTTTGAGATTATTTGAGTGCAACATAACGTTTTGCCGATTTGGTTCGGCTAATTGATTGATTGCTAGTAAAATAACAAAATAAACACCAAAAAACCCTTTGACATCTTGAGAAAAGCGATTGAAAAACTAGTGAAAGCTAGTAAAAACGTCGATTACAACTATTTTGGAATGTTTTACCTTATGTATAGGTAAAATAATTCGGTTCGTTTCCGAATATAGTTACTAAAATAAATAATTAATAAATAAATAATAGAAATTATGGTAAACGAATGGACTTATATTCAATACAATGATACAACAGAAATGTACGACGTGCTAAAACAAGTAAGATACGTAAAAAACGATGTAGTATTAAGGTCATTTAAACGAGAGCGAAACGCTGAAAACCATCAGTTACATTACGAATTAAATATAAATAATAATTAATTAAAAATAATAGAAATTATGACAAATAGAGAAATTAAGAATAAATTAGAAATGGGAAATGTACAATTTACAGTTTCAGGACTATATGACTACAAAAAGGATTTGATGAAATATGAAATCCGTGA